CCCGGCCGCGAATCCCCCAAAAAATCAAAAAGAAAAGTTTTAGCTCGCTAAATCTTGCTAAATCTAGCTAAATCTTTAGCTAAATCTTAATTATAGGGCTATATGCTTATATTTTGGCTTGTGAGAGCAGAGTTACCCAAGTTGGTAAACTTATAAGCATAAGTTATTGCTGTTCTTAGAAACGAGAATATAGGCTTTAAACGATATAACCACATTTAAAAGAAAGGACAATATGCAAACACAAAACGGTGGCAGACCCACAATTTTACCTAAGATGTATGAAGAGCCACTTTTTAGCCAAATCATTGATAAAATTGAATCAGGCTGCAACGATAGAGAAATCTACACCAGTTTGCATTGTTCGGCTAAAACTTTTAGAAAGTGGCGAGATGACAATATAAAGGCGTATGACGAAGCTAAAAGCATTGCTAGGGGAAATCTATTAGAACTAGCTGAAAGTGCCTTAGCGAGCAAACTGACAGTCAGAACGCTAAAGGAAACAGAAACAATATATGACGCTGACGGAAACGTCGAAAAAGTAAAGGTTAAAGAAAAAGAGTTGGATAAAGATAGCTTAGTAGCGATGATGGTTGCTAAGGCTGGAAACCCTGAACTTTATAACCCTACTGAATGGCGGAGATTGCAACAGGAAGAATCAAGCGCTAATGACCTTAAAGCTAAAATTGAAGAACTTGATGACTATAAGCTAAGTAAGTATAAAACACCAGAAATTGAAGTGCCGAAAGGGTTTGAATAGATGTATTACATGAATCAAATGCTGGCTTATAATAAAGAACATGGCATAGAGCTAAATAAATATATGCGCAAAACTATTCAAAAGCAAATTAGAATTCATAAAAAATATATTTATCGCTATGACCGTGTAACTCAAGCTATCGAGTGGATAGAAGACAACTTTTATCTAACTACTGGTAATTTGATGAAAATAAAGCTACACCCTACGCAAAAATATTGGTATGAGTTAATGCTTGGTTATGATATGGTTGATGAAAAAGGCGTTCAAGTCAATTTAATCAATGAAATTTTTCTTAATCTAGGACGTGGTTCTGGTAAGTCAAGTTTAATGGCTACGCGCGTGCTTAACTGGATGATTTTAGGCGGACAATACGGTGGAGAGAGCTTGGTTATTGCATACGATAATACACAGGCTAGACACGTATTTGACCAAGTTCGTAATCAAACGGAAGCAAGCGACACTTTAAGGGTGTACAACGAAAACAAGATTTTCAAGAGTACGAAACAAGGGCTAGAATTTACAGCATTTAAAACCACTTTCAAAAAGCAAACAAATGATACTTTACGAGCGCAAGGTGGTAACAGTTCACTAAATATATTTGATGAAGTTCATACCTATGGCGAAGATATAACAGAATCAGTCAATAAAGGTTCACGACAAAAACAAGACAACTGGCAAAGTATTTATATCACTTCAGGCGGACTTAAACGAGACGGACTATATGATAAACTTGTTGAACGTTTCAAATCAGAAGAAGAATTTTACAATGATAGGTCGTTCGGCTTGCTTTACATGCTAGAAAATCACGAGCAGGTCAAAGATAAAAAGAATTGGACTATGGCATTACCGCTTATTGGCAATGTTCCTAAGTGGTCAGGAGTTATCGAGGAGTACGAGCTTGCGCAAGGCGATCCAGCGTTACAGAATAAGTTCTTAGCGTTTAATATGGGATTACCTATGCAGGACACAGCTTACTACTTCACTCCACAAGACACTAAACTAACAGAATTTAACTTATCTGTATTTAATAAAAATAGAACTTATGTCGGAATTGACCTATCCTTAATTGGCGATTTAACCGCTGTGTCGTTCGTTTGTGAGTTAGAGGGTAAAACTTACAGTCATACACTTACTTTCTCTGTACGGTCGCAATATGAGCAACTGGACACAGAACAGCAAGAACTATGGACTGAATTCGTTGACAGAGGAGAACTAATCTTACTTGATACGGAATATATTAACGTTAATGATTTGGTACCGTATATTAATGACTTTAGAACCAAGACAGGGTGCAGACTTAGAAAAATCGGATATGACCCAGCACGATACGAAATTTTAAAAGGGTTGATTGAACGCTATTTCTTCGATAAAGACGGAGATAACCAACGAGCAATTCGACAAGGTTTCTCAATGAATGACTATATTAAGCTATTAAAATCTAAGTTAGTTGAAAATAAACTTATCCATAATCAAAAAGTCATGCAGTGGGCTTTAAATAATACTGCTGTTAAAATCGGACAAAGTGGAGACTATATGTATACTAAAAAACTTGAAAAAGATAAAATTGACCCTACTGTTGCTTTGACAATGGCATTAGAAATGTTGGTGTCAGATGAAGTATAACGTTGACACAGTACGAGAGAGTGGCTGGTACAATAAAAAAGAATGGTTGGCAGTCCGTGATTATGTTAGACAACGTGACAAAATGACTTGCGTAAGATGTGGCGCATTCGGTGCTAAAAAATACGAGGTAGACCATATTGTAGAACTAACGTGGGAAAACCTTGATGATTGGAAAATAGCGCTAAACCCTGATAACCTACAACTCCTTTGTAAGTCTTGCCATAACAAGAAAACAGGCGAGTATAAACGAGGAAAAGGCGTAAGTTTATGGTAGAAAGGGGAAAAATTGAACTTATTCGGAAAAGTAGTATCATTTTCACGTGGAAAACTAAACAATGATACTCAAAGAGTTACAGCGTGGCAAAACGAAGCGGTAGAATATACAAGTGCCTTTGTGACTAACATTCATAATAAAATCGCTAATGAAATAACAAAAGTAGAATTTAATCATGTTAAATATAAAAAGTCTGATGTTGGTTCTGATACTTTGATTAGTATGGCAGGATCTGACTTAGATGAAGTCCTAAATTGGAGTTCTAAGGGCGAACACAATAGCATGGAGTTTTGGCAGAAAGTAATTAAAAAGTTGCTATGCACGCGCTATGTTGACCTGTACCCTATATTTGACAGTGAAACGGGCGATCTATTAGACTTACTGTTTGCTAACGATAAAAAAGAATATAAACCTGAAGAATTAGTAAGGCTTGTCAGTCCTTTTTATATCAATGAAGACACAAGTATTTTAGATAATGCTCTGGCTAGCATTCAAACTAAGCTGGAACAAGGTAAATTGCGTGGCTTGTTGAAAATTAATGCCTTTCTTGATATTGATAATACACGGGAGTATCGAGAAAAAGCTCTAGCAACAATAAAGAACATGCAAGAGGGTTCGAGTTACAACGGTTTGACACCAGTTGATAACAAGACGGAAATTGTAGAACTTAAAAAAGATTATTCTGTTTTAAACAAAGATGAAATTGACCTTATTAAATCGGAACTTTTGACAGGTTACTTTATGAATGAAAATATTTTGCTTGGTACTGCTACGCAAGAACAACAAATTTATTTTTACAACTCTACTATCATTCCTTTACTGATTCAACTTGAAAAGGAACTGACTTATAAACTGATTTCAACAAACCGCAGACGAATAAATAAGGATAATTTATATTATGAACGCATAATCGTAGATAACCAGCTATTCAAGTTTGCAACTTTGAAAGAATTAATTGACTTGTATCACGAAAATATTAACGCTCCTATTTTTACACAGAATCAACTTCTTGTTAAAATGGGCGAGCAACCAATTGAGGGCGGAGATATTTATGTCACAAACCTTAACGCAGTTGCTGTTAAAAACCTAAGTGATTTACAAGGCAGTAGAAAGGACGTAACAAGCACAGATGAAACTAATAACCAATAGTGCTGAAATTAAAGTAACTGAAAACGAGGACGGTTCTAAGTCGTTCCAAGGCATTGGTTCAGAAGTTGGTGTAGAGAATCGTAACGGTATTATCTTGACCCCTAACTGCATTGAGTTTGCCAGAGAACGATATCCATTGCTATATGAACATGGATCTGGCTCTAGCGAAGTCATCGGGGACGCAAAGGTTTACTATGATTTAGCTACTAATAAATACCTGACTGACTTTACGCTTTATGACAATGCACCAAACATTAACAAGGCTGTTGAAAATGGCGCTTTTGACTCACTATCAATTGCCTATTACATCACAGATTATACTTTTGATGATAATGACGCTCTGGTTGTAAATAAAGCACAATTTAAAGAGATTTCTCTTGTTTCAGTACCGGCAGACCCTAACGCAAAATTTATTCAAAATGCCTTAGGAGAAGAACTCACAGAAGAACGCAACAAAATTATTGAAAGCCGAAACGCTTTGAAAGAAATTGAGGATATCAAAAAGAAATATGAATAAACCTGATTTAATCGAAAAACAGAATCGCTTGGCAGAACTTAAAGAAAATAACGTATCTTTAAAATCTCAAATTAGTGGCTTTGAAGTAAAAAACGCAATTGAAGACTTGCCAAAAGTACAAGAATTAGAAAAAACACTTTCAGAAAATTCGATTGAAATTATCAAAATTGAGAACGAACTTAACGCACAGGAAGAAAAACCAAAAGGAAAAGCTAAAATGACAAACTTTATTGAATCACAAAACGCTGTAACAGAATTTTTTGATGTATTGAAAAAGAACTCTGGGAAATCAGAAATTAAAAACGCTTGGAACGCAAAACTTGCTGAAAATGGTGTAACTATCACAGATACAACTTTTCAACTTCCACGTAAATTGGTTGAATCAATCAATACAGCGTTGCTAAATACTAACCCAGTATTCAAAGTTTTTCATGTTACAAATGTCGGCGCTTTGCTCGTATCACGCTCATTTGATTCAGCTAATGAAGCACAAGTCCACAAAGACGGACAACAAAAAACAGAACAGGCTGCAACACTCACTATTGACACTCTTGAACCTGTAATGGTTTATAAATTGCAATCACTTGCTGAACGTGTTAAACGACTTCAAATGTCATATTCTGAACTTTACAACTTGATTGTAGCAGAACTTACACAAGCAATTGTAAATAAAATCGTTGACCTTGCTCTTGTTGAGGGAGACGGAACAAACGGTTTTAAATCAATTGACAAAGAAGCAGACGTCAAAAAAATCAAAAAGATTACTACAAAAGCTAAATCAGCTGGCAAAACTCCATTTGCTGACGCTATTGAAGAAGCGGTTGACTTTGTTCGTCCTACTGCTGGTCGTCGTTATTTGATTGTTAAAGCAGAAGACCGTAAAGCCTTGTTAGATGAGTTGCGTCAAGCTACTGCAAATGCTCACGTTCGTATTAAAAATGATGATACTGAAATTGCTTCTGAAGTTGGAGTAGATGAAATCATTGTCTACACAGGTTCAAAAGCGCTCAAACCTACTGTACTGGTAGACCAAAAATATCACATTGACATGCAAGACCTTACTAAAGTTGACGCGTTTGAATGGAAAACTAATAGCAACATGATTTTGGTAGAAACACTAACAAGCGGTCATGTTGAAACTTACAACGCTGGTGCAGTAATTACAGTATCATAAGAATAAAATGGAGGAAGTAAATGATAGATTATATTAAGGTCTATTGTGGTATTCCGATTTTAGTAACAGCTTATGATAGTAAACTTATCTTATTCCGTTCAATAGCTATTAAATTGCTAGAAAAAAATGGTATTAAAGCTGACGAAACAAGTGTATTAGTGAAAGACTTTATATCTTGCTATTGTCGGCTTAATATTGTTGATGAACCAGCAGAACAATGGCGAAATGCTGAAATGAAACGTCTGGCTTCTTTGCAAGAGTTAATGTATTATGGAGGTATTTAATGATATTCTCACAAGTTACATTACAGGTAGAAACGACTGTTAAGAAGAAAAACGGTGCGGAAGACAATGTTATAAAGCCTATCACTTTGCCAGCAGTTAAACAGAGAATTAGTCAGTCAAGGCTTGATGAGTTTTCTATGATTGGGCTAGGTAAAAACGTAAGATACGTGCTTAACGGAATCGGAGAAATGGAAGACTTGATTTTCAACTATTTCTTGGACGAAAAAGGCGAAACTTTCAAGCGTACAACATGGGAAAGAGACCCTAAGAATAACAAGATGATTTTAGAGGGGGTCGTGAGCAACGGACTATGAAAGATTATAAATTTTATAAAAATGATTATTTAGTATTTTCTGACGGTAGAGTTTATAGTTTTAAAAGTCATAGATACTTAAAACCCTCGTTTAATGCCTATGGTTATTTAAAACTTAAAATAAATGGCAAAAACGTCCCTCTTCATAGAATTGTTATGGAAGCTTTCAAAGGTTGTTCTGATTTAACCGTTGACCACATAGACATGAACAAGTTAAATAATGATATTTCTAATTTAGAATATGTTACACGCTCTGAAAATAGTCGTAGAATGAATGAAAAAACTGGAGGAACTATTTCCGATAAATTTAGAAAGAATTGCATAAAAGCACGTTCTAAATCAGTAGTTTATAACGGTAAAGTGTTTAATTCAGGGGCAGAACTATGTAGGAAATTAGGAGTAGAACGACACGCTGCAAGTTTAGCTATACGACATAATACTAGATTAAAAGGTCATTATGTTCAATTCGGGAACGAGGTAAGTAATGGAATTTGATTCTTATATAGATTGGTACAACAATTTACTTACAATGCCTCTAAATGACGTTATTTTAGGCGTTAAGGACACGATAGAGGACAAGACGGTATATTTATCACTTAGTAACTCAAAGGTGCTTAAAATGGATAATACGAGCTTTGTCATGGGTTACTATTATCAAGTTGTTTTATCTGTTAAAGATGTTGACGATGAACTTGTAGGACTAGTCGGAGATGTTTTGCAAAACGGTTGGAATATGACGAACTGGTCAGAGAACAGCCATTTGTACAATTATACTGGAACGGTTTATTTGCCTTGTGGTGCAGGTGGTCAACCATGGCAATGAATTTACTTAATACAGCAAGCATAGCTAAAGAAATGCAAACTAAAGTAACAGAACGCATGGGCGATTGGTTTGAAGCAGAGTTTAAGGCAAAAGCTAATGCCGCAAGCCGAAGAACTAGATTAATTAGAAGCCATGGTCATACCTATACTTATGCAAGATATCAAAATACTGGTCAATTGTCAAGTAACTTAAAGCAAGTTAAAAAAGGCGATAAAGTAGTAGTAAACGCAGGGACTAGAGCTAATTACACTAGCGGTTATCATGGCATGTATTTCTTAGTTGAAAAAAAAGGTATGCAAGACGTCAAAACAACATTGAAAAAAGGCGCTAATTATGCTAATTCAATGAAATTATAGAAAAGAGAAAAAATGAAATTAGATTATAACTCACGTGAGATTTTCTTTGGTAATGAAGCTCTAATCGTAGCTGATATGGCTAAGGGAAGTAGCGGAAAACCAGAGTTCACTAACCATAAAATTGTAACTGGTTTGGTATCAGTTAGCGCAATGGAAGACCAAGCGGAAACTAATAGCTATCCAGCTGACGATGTACCAGACCATGGAGTGAAAAAAGGTGCTACCTTACTTCAAGGCGAAATGGTATTTATTCAAACAGACCAAGCACTTAAAGAAGACATTTTAGGTCAACAAAGAACAGCAAATGGCTTGGGTTGGTCTCCAACTGGTAATTGGAAAACAAAATGTGTTCAGTATCTTATTAAAGGGCGCAAGCGTGATAAAGTTACAGGAGAATTCATTGACGGTTACCGTGTGGTTGTTTATCCAAATTTGAGACCAACAGCAGAAGCTACAAAAGAATCAGAAACAGATTCAGTAGACGGCGTAGACCCTATTCAATGGACTTTGGCAGTTCAAGCAACCGAGTCAGATATTTATTTGAATGGCGATAAAAAAGTACCTGCTATTGAATATGAAATTTGGGGAGAAAAAGCAAAAGACTTCGCTAAGAAAATGGAAGCTGGTTTATTCATCATGCAACCTGATACAGTGTTAGCTGGCAAATAAGTAAAGGAATATATATAAAATGGCAAAACAATTGAGTACAGCACGTAAATTTAAAATGATTACAGGTAAAGACCTTTTCCAACAACAAAAAGCAATGGATACGGAACTTAAAAAAGAAGACGGAGAAATTACCGATGTAATGGAATTTGTTCAATATGGTCTATACTTGGCTCTTTTTCAAGATAACATCGTAAAGGCTAAGAGCGACTTCTCTGACTTCCGTTCTAGCTTTGAGTTCGATACTGACGGTAAAGGACTTAAAGAACTTGTCGAACTGTGGCAGAAAGAGATTTAATGAGCTGAAAGGACTGTAAATGATTTTAAAACATGCAATTAGATATTTAGAACTAACTGGTTCGGACTTTATTACAGATTTAAAAGACTTTGCAGACCTACAAAATTCTTTTGTCGCTGGATATATTCCTGATGACTTTACAGAGCAAATGGAGAGCTTTACAGACAAGTTATTGATACTTTGGGTAGATTGTAACGGAGGACTGCAAAACGCCTTAGACGACAAAACAAAGCTTCCTACAACTAACGAGTTAATTAATATCTTCTGTAAGACTGTTTTTATTAAAGAAAAAGAGGAAACGGAAGACGAAATGGTCTTCTTTTCTTCTAGTTCATTGATTAAGAAAAAGAAAGATACTGTAAAGGAAAATAAAACTTTAGAACTTTTGACTGTTTTGGGCAATAATGAAATTGATATAACACAGTTCATGGAAATGGAACTAGAACTTGTTTATAAATTAATCGAACTTATTGCAGAGAAGAAGAAAGAGGAAAAAGAAAAAGAGAAAAGGCGTAAAAGAAAGGGTATGTAATGGCAAGTAATGCAACGTTTGAGGTCGAGATATACGGTAATACCACAAAGTTCGAGAACTCACTTAAAGGCGTTAATACCGCGATGTCAGGGCTTAGAGGAGAAGCTAAAAACTTACGTGAAGCTCTAAAACTTGACCCCACAAATACCGATAAAATGGCACAATTGCAAAAGAACTTACAAACGCAGTTGGGCTTATCACGTGACAAAGCAACAAAATTAAAACAAGAACTTTCTAGTGTAGACAAAAGCTCACCAGAAGGTCAAAAGAAATGGCTACAACTTACCAGAGACTTAGGCACAGCAGAAACACAAGCTAACAGGCTAGAGAGCGAAATAAAGCAAGTCGAGAGTGCTATTAGTTCAGGCTCTTGGAACATTGACGCTAAAATGGACACTAAAGGCGTTAATAGCGGAATTGACGGCATGAAGTCACGATTTAGTGGCCTTAGAGAGATTGCTGTAGGTGTATTTAGGCAAATTGGTGCTAGTGCTGTTAGTGCTGTTGGTAATGGCTTAAAAGGCTGGGTATCTGACGCAATGGATACTCAAAAAGCCATGATTTCATTGCAAAATACAATGAAGTTCAAAGGCAACGGACAAGACTTTGACTATGTAAGCAAATCTATGCAAACACTTGCTAAAGATACAAATGCAAACACTGAAGACACTTTAAAACTTTCGACAACGTTCATTGGTTTGGGCGATACTGCTAAAAAAGCGGTCGGTAAAACAGAAGCATTAGTAAAAGCTAACCAAGCATTTGGTGGTACTGGCGAACAATTAAAAGGTGTTGTTCAGGCTTACGGTCAAATGAGTGCTGCTGGTAAAGTTACGGCTGAAAATATTAATCAGCTAACAGATAATAACACAGCTCTTGGTTCAGCGCTTAAATCAACCGTTATGGAAATGAACCCAGCTTTGAAACAATATGGCTCATTTGCTGAAGCTAGTGAAAATGGCGCAGTATCTGTTGAAATGCTAGACAAAGCAATGCAACAACTTGGTAAAGCAGGTGGTGAGGGAGTAAAGACCATAAGCGACGCTTGGGATAGTTTTAACGAAACATTATCGCTTGCTTTGCTTCCTACGCTTGACGCTTTAACTCCTGTTATAAGTGATTTGATTGATAAAATGGCAGGATGGGGCGAAAGTGCTGGTAAAACTATAACAAATGTTATTAAGTATTTTCAAGACTTGTTTCAAAAACTGCAAGAAAATGCAGCCACTTTAGCCTTTTTAGAGGCTTGGGATAATATAAAAAGCGCATTTGATTCCGTAGTTTCTATTATAGGAAACGTCATAAATTCATTTCTTGGAATAAATACAGAAACAACGAAAAACGCAACAAGTATAGATAACGTAGCAAAGAGCATAGCTGTATTTGCTGGTAAATTTTCAGAAGTTACGAAAAAAATAGCTGATTTTCTTAAAAAAATTAGTGAAAGTAAAAGCGCAATGGATAATATAAAGGTAGCTTTAGTTGCTTTGGCTAGTGCATTCGTTGCTTTGAAAGTTATTAATGGAATCATTAAGGCTTTCGAGATATATAATAACATAGTTAAAATTGGAACAGCTATACAAGGCGCTTTCAATGCTATAATGGCTATAAATCCATTCGTGGCTCTTGGTATAGCTATCGCAGCTATTGTTGCTGGTTTAGTTTATTTCTTCACTCAAACCGAAACAGGTAAAAAAGTATGGCAGGGTTTTGTAGAGTTCTTATCGCAGTCAATTGAAGCTATTAAGTCATTCTTTACTGGTCTAGGTACTTGGTTTAGTGAGCTATGGACTTCCATAGTAGAGGGAACAAAAACTATATGGAATGGAATAACAGGATTTTTTAGTGGCTTGTGGAATGGAATAGTTACAATTGTCACTACTGTTTTTGCCACAATAGCTAGTGCAGTGACAGGAGCTTATAACTGGTTCGTTACGACTTTCCAACCATTAGTTAGTTTTTATCAATCTATATTTAACCTAATAGGATCAATTATTAATGTAGCTTTTCAACTTATCTTGGCTATTATTCGCGGTGCTTACCAATTAGTCATTGGTGCATGGAAAGGCCTATCAGGTTTCTTTGGTGGAATATTTAACGCTGTTAGTTCAGTAGTTTCGTCAGTATTTAGCGCAATCGGAAGTTTTGCTTCTAGTGCTTGGGGAGTAGTTCGCTCAATATGGAGTGCAGTAGCTGGTTTCTTTAGTGGCATATTTAATTCGGTTCGTGGTGTAGTAAGTGGAGTATTCAGTTCTCTTGGTGGCTTTGCTTCTAGCGCTTGGTCAAGGATTTCAGGTGTATTTAGTGGAGTTGGTAGCTTCTTTAGTGGAGTTTTCAATGGTGCTAGAAATGCAGTTAGTGGAGTATTCAGCGCCTTTGGTGGGTTCGCTTCTAATGCTTATAATGCAATAACAGGAGTATTCAGTGGGCTTGGTAGTTTCTTTAGCGGACTATTCGGCGGGATCAGTAGCACGATAAGCAGCGTTCTTGGTGGTGTAACAAATACAATCAATAATATATCAGGAGCTATTAATGGTATCGCTGGTAAACTTGGAGGCCTATTTAAAGGCTCTATGGTAGTAGGCTTAACGGATGTTAATTTATCTTCTAGCGGTTATGGTCTAAGCACTAACAGCGTATCAAGCGATAATAGAACTTATAACACATTCAACGTACAAGGCGGTACTGGTCAAGATGTTTCTAACTTAGCACGTGCAATCAGACGAGAATTTGACCTAGGGAGGGCTTAATGGTAAGACAGTACAAAATACATACCAACTTAGACGGAACAGATGATAAAGTTTGGGACGTCACAAATGGAAAAGTTAGATTTTACCAGCCCTCTAATTTAGGGTTACAATCAACTAATAATATTTGGCAAAGTAATGGTGTCGGAGTAATGGGAACTCGTTCAATTACTCAACCACAAATAGAGTTTAAATTGGAAACATTTGGCGAAAGCTTGGAAGAAAATTATCGATTAATGAAAGACTTCATCAATGATATTCTTAACAAAAAATTCGTTACGCTTGAATACCAAACAGAGATTTTTCAGGTATATGCTGATTTAGCTTTAGCGGATGTCACAAAGACGGAGGGTTACGGTAAAAACGGAGCTTTCAGCGAAAAGATAACATTCGATATAATCACAAAGTGGTACACTTACGAAAACTTAACTTTCGATATGATTCAAAATGGTAAAGTTCTTTCTGGTAAGTCTAAAATTTATGGTGGATATAAAGGTAGCGAAACAGCTTTACAAAACTATAATAGACTGAAAGCAAGTCCTTCTTTGAATTTGCCTAACTTGAATTTGTTAGATGGGACTAAAGATTTTAGCGGTAATTGGGTTAATGCAGGTAGTTGGGTAAATGACGGAACATATAAAGGCTTAACTGTTAAGAAAAGAACTGGACAGTTTAACGGTATTTTTAAAAATTTTACAGCTCCAAAAGATGGTGTTTATACTTTTTCAGCTTATATTAAAAGTTCAGGAAGTACGGCAGATATAACTAGATATGTCGGTATAAATGGCAATTGGTCTGGCGAAGTCGTGCCTAACAAGTTGATAGGAAACAATTTTGATTGGTTGAGAGATAGTTTCACTGTAACTTTGAAAGATGGGGACACTATCTCTACTATCTACAGTATCTCAGGCGCAGGCACAGATTCAATTTTATGGACTGCTGGTCATAAGTGGGAAGAAGGTTCTAACGCTACTCCATACATGCCCTCAGCTACCGAACTCACAACTGCTGATATAAGTGAATATTTTGGATATAATTATATAGCAAATCAAGCATATACTTACTATGGAGAAACAAACATAGACCGTTTAAGTCGTTGGGATATAAAAGACGAAATATTTAGTTTTATGGGGATATTATTTCCGAAACTACCTAAAACACCTGCTGGAGTTAGATTTTTAGACGATATCGGAAACGAATATACTGCAATTGTATTTAAGACGGAACAGTTGCAAGACTATATTTTAATAAATACAGATGTAAATGACGAAACTTATCAAGGTTGGAAGGGGACAACTGCTCTAAATTTATTCCCTGTAATGGACTTCGAGCGATATAGAACTCGTATAATTGAAAAAGGTCAAATGGAGCTAATCAATTTAAGTAAGGCAGAGTTTAAAATCAAGAGAAAGGCGGAATTTGTTTAATGTTAGAAGCTAATGTGTATGATAACTTTAATCCTAACTATTACAATATATCTGATTTCAGCATGCCTAATGGTAAAAAAGAAAAAAGAGGCCTTCCAATACCAAAGGCAAGATGTCAAGTTATTAACTATGAATTGTGGGAGACGGGTTACCTTTACACTTCAACAGCTACATTGACCGTTTCAGTAGAAGTTGGCGATATTGTTCAAATTCTTTTTCCTGAAGTTGTTCCAATTGAGGAGGCCCTAGGTCAAAAGAAAAAACTGAACTTAGATATGGTTTACCTTGTTACTAGTGTAGATGAAAGTAATAAAGCTACGTTAAAGAACTATTTTTGGGCAATGATTGAAAGCCTTGATGTTCCAAACGCAATAACTAAAACGACAAACTTTGCTATCATTGATTATTTAATTGACCCTAATAAGAATAATTTAATGAGTTATGGTTATTTCTTTAATTCAACTATCTTTGCAGGAAAGGCTACAATTAACCGAAAAGCAGAAACTTCATCAGCTCATGACGTAGCAAAAAGGATATTTTCCAAGGTTCAATTCCAACCAACTACAACCATTCAGCATGCTTCGTCTGAAACAGATCCTAGAAACTTGTTATTTATTAACTTTGCCTCAAGAAACTGGAATAGAAATAGAATCACGACAAGAGTAGATATTAAGCAAAGTGTGACAATGGACACGGAGACAATAGTAGAACGTTCAGCTTATAATTTTGCTGTTGTATTCGTTAAAAATAAGGCAACAGATGACTATACAGACCCTCCTAAAGTGTATACAACTAAAAATAATGGAGATGTCATAGATTATAGCACTTATGGCGGTGACGGAACAGATTTGCCAGATGTAAGGACAGTTAAAACATTATTTTATGATAGAGATGAACACGGAAACCCTCCAGATATATCTACTATTAAAGCAGAAATTTCTCCCTCTACTATCGTCACAAGGTTAATATTTAATCAAAACGAACTTTTGCCTTTGTATGTTAATGACTTAGTAGATATATGGTACGAAGGTAAACTGTATTCAGGTTACATAGCAGATAGAGTTAAAACAGAGTTCAATGATAGACTTATTTTTGTAGAAAGTGGAGACAAACCGAATGTTATATGAGTATGTAGCCACTTATGGCGACAAATATAGAATAGATAGCTTTAAAGGGCATAGAGAGCTTCGTAAAGACCACTTAGAACTATTGTCAGGTAAAGTATACTATAATAGCGAAAACACGCTTAGAATTGAGACTACGCTCTTGTATGAAGTTGGTCAATTTGTATCAATTGGTGGTTATCCGTATGGCGGTAGAAAATTTAGATTGTTAGAGCTATCAATCACTGATAACCCAGTTTTAGACAAAGCGAAAATAATTTCAAGAAAGGTTAAAAATGACAATTAAAAACTTCACGTTTTTCAGTCCAAATGGCACAGAGTTTCCAGTAGGTTCAAACAATGACGGAAAGCTATACATGATGTTGACAGGAATGGACTATGGAACAATTAGACGAAAAGACTGGACAAGTCCGTTAAATACAGCCCTCAACGTACAATATACTAACACTTCAATTATTGCAGGTGGTCGATATTTTGAACTATTAAACGAAACGGTAGCTTTAAAGGGCGATTCTGTTAATTATATTCATGCAAATATTGACTTAACGCAAACTGCGAACCCTGTAAGTTTATCATCTGAAACCGCAAATAATAGCAACCGTGTTGATATAAACAACGGCCCTGGCGTTTTAAAAGTTTGTTTTGATGTTGTTGTAACTTCAGGAACCGGAGTAACAAGTGCTAAACCAATTGCTCAGACTAGTGATTTAGATAGTATTTCTGTAAATAATATATCACTTAAAGGTTCAATCTATGTTCCAGCTCAAACGTCAACAGTTCAAACCGCTCCTGGTTTGCAATTGCAACTTACTAAAAAGAACGATGATTTAGTAATTGTTAGATTCCTTGGTAGTATAGCAAATATAAAAAAAGGACAAACGATGTCCAGAACGTGGGTAGATGAACCGTTTCGTCCAACTGCTGTTCAAAGTCTTATTGGTCATCTTGTTGGAAGAGATAGTATTTTCCATATTGACATAAACCCAGATGGTAGTATTACTTGGTGGGGGGAAGATATTGGTAGTCACCCTTTTGTGTCACGTGGTAACGCAAGCTACTTTATTAAATAACAAAATAGAAAGCAAAACAAAATGGTAACTAGAATGATTTTAATGACTATCTTAATTTTGGCAATTTTATTCGCTACGTGGGTCAAAGATAGAGAATCGATGAACCCACCTTTTAAACGTAGACTTGTAATTGATTTAACGGTAGTCTTCGCGCTATGGGTTTTATATGCAGTCTTTTACTTTACACAAACACCCTCAACTTCTGATATCGCTAAAACAGTGATTAATGTAGGTTTATTGTACTTCGTAGGACAATTTATTTACTTAATCGCAAAAATCAGCCCTATGTTTGACGGTTTGGTTAAACTTATGAAAAAGAATGGTGTAAGTGTTCCTGAAGCTGAAGAAGAACAAACGGAGGATAAAAAAGAATGAATATAACTAATGCTGGTGTACGTGGGCATAATCCTACTGGGGTTGTAATTCACAATGACGCTGGTTCAAATGGTGCTAACGCCGGCTTCTACAACAACTGGTTACCTAATCATAACCCTGAAAATGGCTTTGCTCATGTTTATATTGGAAATGACGGAAGATTGCAGGCTTCTGACTTCTCTAACATGGCATGGCATTGTGCTAACTCATACGGTAATGCAAATTATGCCAGTTGGGAAGTATGCCAATCAGAGGGCGATTTAAACCAGTTCTTAAGAAATGAGCAATCGGTACTAGATGATGTAGCTAAGTACATGAAACAATGGGGACTAACTCCTAATCATGATACTGTGAAGCTACATCAAGAGTTGTCATCTACTTCATGCCCTAGACGTTCCGTAGAGGTACATGGTGGCACGGTAGAGAGTTGTCGCTCATACTTTATCGCAGAACTAAATAAACGCCTTACAGGACAAACTGGGGGCTCTAACAACAACACAACAAATAATACAGAATTAGAGGACGATGATTTAATGAAATTTACATATCAAGTTAATGCAAAAAATGGAAAACCTGCTGGAGGAATATACTACTTCAACGGAACAAAAGTAATTGGTTTAACTAATGGCGACCAGTTGAATATCGTTAAACAAATTTATAAAGAAACAACAGGCAAAGAGCTTAAACATTATGTTTGGAGTGAGGGCGCGCCTTGGCACGTGCGCTTCCTACAAGCTAATAACATCAAAGTCGAAATGGCTCCATACAAATAAAAAAAGACAGCTTTATAGCTGTTTTTATATTTCTTTATATTTAATTTTCTTCACTTCTTTTTCGTTG